TGTCGCAACTAAATCAGGATTAGCTACACAGTCCTCACCTATAAATTTTGTAAAGTTTGTATAGTTGTTTTTTCCGGTTAATTGGATGTAACCTCTGCCACGGAATTTGAAACCCTCTTTAGTAGTTTCATCACCATTTCCCATTCTACCACCATAAACTCTAGCGGCTATTTTTTCAGGGTTTCTTGCGTAAGACTCAGAAAGTGTTCCAGGGAAATATTTTGGAAATATTTTTTTTAATCCGTCTGAAGAATAGTTTAGGTTTTCAGAGACAGCTTTAAAGTTACCCGATTCATGTGAACATTGTGCTAAGAAGTGAGCTAATCTCAAATCATTAGTGATGTTAAATTTTGTTGCAGTATCATGGATTTGATTGTATACTGCGTCAGGTACGTGACCTTTTAGTTTTTCTATGTTTATCATAAAGTTTTAATTTACAATAAATATCTTAAAATAAAGTAAATAGTTAATGAAATTTTCACATATTTATGTATATGTCAAAACATTCTAATTATATTAAAAAATTAAATGAAACTTTAATATTCCAATCACATAATCCTTTATTTTATGAAGGTAATACTACAGAAGGTGCTAAAGTACTAACTAAAAAAGTTACAGATTCTATAGATGCTGATAGATGTTCAATATGGTTATATAATGAAGATAAATCTGAAATAATATGTGAACAATTATATGTTAAATCTGAAAATACTTGGTATCAGAATATAACACTACATAAAAAAGATTTCCAACCTTATTTTTTAGAGTTATTATCAAACCCAATTATCATTGCCAATGATGCCGAAACACACCAAGCGACTTCTTGTTTTACCGAAAATTATTTAAAACCTCTTGGGGTAAAATCAATGTTAGATGTCCCTGTTATTTATCGTGGAGAAACTATTGGGGTGATTTGTATTGAGTCATTAACATTTAGAGAATGGGATGATGTTGAGATTGATTTTGCACAATTATTATCATCTATTTATAGTTTTGCATATTCAATTAAAGAAGGGAATGATTTATTGAGGATAAATAAAGAAACTGAAAATTTTTTAAATAGTGCTGCAATTGTTTCGGTTGCGGATAAAAATGGTAAAATTACATACGTTAATAAAAAATTTGAGGATGTATCTGGATGGTCTTTGGATGAAGTAATGGGTAAAGACCATAATATTGTTAACTCAGGGTTACAACCTGATGGTTATTGGGGTAAAATGTATCAGACGGTAATGAAAGGTGAAATATGGAATGATGTTGTTACCAATAAATCAAAATCCGGAGAATTATACTACGTTGATACATACATTAAAGCAAAATTTAATAAAAATAATAAGTTAGAAGGATTTTCATCAATTAGACAAGATGTAACAGAACTTAAAAAAAAGGAAGTGGAAATCCGTAATAGAATGAACGCAATAAACAAATCTAATGCGGTCATTGAATTTGATTTAGAAGGAAACATCATTTTTGCTAATAATTTGTTCATAGAAACTATGGGATATTCTTCACAAGATGAAGTAATTGGAAAACACCACAGAATTTTTATAGACGATGAATATGCAAAAAGTGACGAGTATTCTCTTTTTTGGAAAAAATTAAATGAAGGTGTATTGTTTTCTGGTGAAATTGTTAGGATTAAAAAAGATGGGTCTTTAGTACATTTGCAAGCAACTTACAATCCTATCGTTGGTGTAGATGGTAAGATTTATCGTGTTATGAAAATTGCAACCGATGTGACTAGTTCTTATGAACAAAAGAAAGAAATTGAAAAGAAAAATACGTATTTAGAACATGCCGCTAAAATATTAAGACATGATATGCACTCAGGAATTAATACTTATATGCCAAGGGGACTTAGTTCATTAGAACGTAGATTAAAACCTGAAGATATTGAATCATTAAAGATTGAATCTCCCCTTAAAATGATTAAGGAAGGACTTAAACACTCACAAAAAGTTTATAAAGGTGTTTATGAGTTTACCAACCTTGTAAAGAAAGATGTTGTATTAAACAAGTCTGAGTGTAATGTAAAAAATATCCTTACCGATTATTTATCATCAACCGCCTATATAAGTCAAGTGGTGTTAGAAGATAATTTACCGACGATTGAAGTTAATGAGGCGTTATTTTGTACGGCAGTTGACAACCTAATAAGAAATGGTTTAAAGTATAACGACTCTGAAACAAAGTTTGTTAAGATATATTATGAAGGAGATTCAATTTTAATACAAGACAATGGTAGAGGAATTACCCAAGAAGACTTTGACCATTTATCAAAACCTTATACAAGAAAAGAAGGTCAAAAAGAATCTGGTACAGGTTTAGGGTTAAATATTTGTGTTGCAATTTTAGAAGAACACGGGTTTAAGATTACGTGTGAAAAAAATAACATCGGCACCAAAATTATGATAAAAATAAAATGAAAAAAATATTTTTAATATTAGTTTTATTGTTTTTGTCTATTTCACTATTTTCCCAAAATAAAAACAGACAAAATATAAATGAGTCTACTTGGGATCAAGGTGTACCTGTATTACCTGAAGATAATTACATCATGGGATTGATAGAACAACTTGGTGATTCAATAGCCGAATGGGACCATGTGACTAGTAAATCAAAAGCAAAAATATGTCGAGAGGTTGGTTTAGCATTTTATAATAGAGGTATTTACGATGCTGCCGATTGGTATTTAACCAAAGCGAAAAACTACAAAGAAGAAGTTAAAATAGAGTCTGCAAAACCAAAACCCACATCTTCGGACATAGAGAGTATGAAAGCCGACCAAAAATTTTTAGAAAATTTACCAAAATCTTATGACAATATATCTAGGAAAGATATGAAAAAAATAGTTAAAGAAATTGAAAACAAAATTAAAGAACTTATAAGACAGAGAGACTCTTTGTTAAGTGATACAAATGTAAGTCAAGAAGTAGTTGATGCTAAAAACAATGTTATCGGTTCATTAAATAAAGAAAAAGATATAATTGATTTGAATATACAAAAAAGTGAATTAAAAGATAGAAATAAAATATTGTTTATAGATAAAGAAAATTATAAAAAATATTTGATATGGATTAGTATTTTTTCGGTTATACTAGGTCTAGGTATTCTAGCTTTGTTACAAAGAAAAACTATAAAAGTAAAAGATGATGAAATTAATAAACAACTAGAGGATATTGGTAAGAAAAATACCTATTTGGAACATGCGGCCAGGATAATACGTCATGATATGCACTCAGGTATAAACACCTATATGCCAAGAGGTATAAACTCTTTAGAAAAAAGATTATCATCCGATGATATAAAAAATTTAAAAATAGAAGGTTCCATAAAAATGATAAAAGAAGGTTTGGAACACACTCAAAAAGTTTATAAAAGCGTCTATGAGTTTACCAATCTAGTTAAACGAGATGTTGTGTTAAACAAAACCAAATTTGATTTGAAAGAAATTTTAATAAAATATTTAAATAACACATCATACTCATCTCAAGTCAACATAGAATATTTAGGTGAAAGTGAAGTCAACGAACCTTTATTTTGTACCGCTCTAGATAATTTTATTAAAAACGGTTTAAAATATAATGTTAGTGAAAATAAATTAGTTAAAATTTATTTAGAAAAAAATTATCTAGTAATAGAAGATAACGGCAAAGGTATGACACAAAAACAATTTGAAAAATATTCTAAACCAAAAAATTTTGAGTCTGGTTTAGGTATAAGTATATCTGTGGCGATATTAGAAGAACATGGTTTTCCGGTTTCCTGTGAAAAGAATAACATTGGAACTAAGATGAAAATAAAAATAAAATAAACAAAAAAGAAAAAATGATTGATTCAATTTTATTAGTGGATGATGAGGATTTATTCCACTTGGTTTTTGAGGATAGTTGTTCCTTATTAGACATTACCTTGTCATTAAAAAGTTTAAATAGTTCTGATGAAGCAGCTAAATTATTTGCTGATTGGCAAAAGAACGCAAACGGTAAACCTGAATGTGTATTCGTTGACCTCAATATTATAGGTTCATCTTTTGACGGTATTGAACTTATCCGTAAGGTTAATTTTGAATATGGTAATAACGTAGTTATTGGTATTATATCTTCAAGTAACGAAGCAGAAGAACAGGCGAAAGCCATTCAAGCTGGCGCTCAATTTTGGATAATAAAATCTGACGACATTGAACCTCGTTTAGAAGAGTTTAAAAAAGATTACGAAGGTTATAAAAATAGAACCGCACCATTTAAAGTGTATAAGTAATGGTTAAACTCAACAAAGAAACTAAAAACGAATTAATTGAATTATTAAATTCTAAAAGCATTGCTTTAGAAGGTAATATTGTTAAATTATTTGATGCTGAGGGTGATGTTGAGTTTGAGAAGTACTTAAAAAGTTGTTCTGAAAAAGATAAAGATAATAGAAAAAAACGTTTAGAAATTACTAAACAAGTTCAATTACAAAATAAAGAATTATCCGACCTTAATTTGGAAAATGCAAAAATTATGTCCGAATTACAGACAACTCTTAAAAATGTTGAGGAATCTAAAAATCAAATTGAACTTCAGAACAGGGAACTCATAGCATGGAAAGAAGATAATGAACGAATAGGTCAGGAACTTAAAGAGGAAATGGCCAAGTCAGAAATTGCTCGAATTGATGCTGAAAATGCTAAGAAAAACGCTGAAAATGACCTTGATGTTTTACAAAAAAGAACTCAGTTTCAATTGATTAATACAATTGTAAGAATGGCGTTATTTGTAATTGTTGGTGTTGGTATAGTGACTACGATTTTATATATGACCGCAATCTTTTACAACAAAGACACTCAAATTATCGGTTCAACTTGGAGTAATATGTTTGGTATTTTACTAACTAACGCTTTTAGTATTGTTGGTACAATAATGGGTGTTAAGTACGCATCAGAAAAAAAAGATTAACTTTTTTTCTTTCTTTTTTTAGTTTCAGGAGGTTCATTTTTATATGTTATTAACACCTCAACCGGGTTAATTCGACTTATTTTACTGTTATATTTCCATGTAGAAATGGTAAAGTCGTCTTCATAAACGACTTCCCATTTCGTATGGACTGATATATTTTTCTTATCCACGATGTAAAGTTACAAATTTATTTTGTTACTTCCAAATCCATCATATTCATTTCATACGCTCTTGCTAATCGAGTTAAACCGATTCCACCACCGAATCTTTGAAAAAAAGTTAAAGATAAGAATTCTTCTAACTCTTTTTCAACTCTTTCTTTTCCGAAAAGTTCGAACAATTTATCACAGTATTTACCATTCTCAATGGTATAAAACATTTCTCTCATTTTTTCAACATCACAACTTCTTTCGGCACTTCCAATTGTTTCTTGACCAAAAAGAATAACGTCAATTTTGTTAAACACATTGTTAGTTCCATGTTTCATGTTCCAAAATGGATTTGTCCTCAACGGAAAATGTTCGAGTGAAATCACATCACCTATCTCATGCCACATTTTTGTTTCATGTTCATTTTCTAAAATTTGAGTTTCATATTCCGCACACATACCTTCATAAGTTACGTATTTTGGGGTTCCAAAACCTAAGAAAAGTAACAATTCTTTTTCTAATTTTTGTAATTCACTGATACCTCCTTTGGATTCGAATTCAAACATAGGGAAAATTAATTCATGACGACCTGGTATTGGATTTTTTTCTTCCCTGTACGAAGTTGAAACACAAAACACACCTGGCCATTCAGGATTCTTTAATAATTCATATTCTAACCACATTTGTCCTGTTTGTGGTAATGGCCAAATTTCACCACTATACTCAAATGTTTTAACAGAATGTGGATTTTCACATGCCGCCAAAATTGAGAGTCTTGATTGTGTAGGTACTTCGATGAATCCTTTCATTAAGAAAAAATACCTTAATTTTTGTACTAATTCATTGTAAATTTTTGTTTGTTTCATTTTTTTGTTTTTTTTTAGTTTATGGGCAAAAAAAATCCTCCCGAAGGAGGACTTTTTTACTTTATGTTTTTAAGTTTGAAATTCATATTTGAGAAATAAATATAACAAAGTTTGATAAAATAAAGACTTACTTACAAAAAAGTTTATATTTATTGTTATATGAAAATTATTCTCAAAGAAGACCAATTAAAAAAAATTTTAAATGAAGATTTAGGTGTTTCTAGACCAGCAATTGCGTATACTAATTTGATTTACAGAAAAATTCAAGGAATTGTTTTGGATTTTGTTAAAAACGTGAAAAAAAAGAGTGAAAAAAAAACTGAAGATTTAGTAATTGGTCTTGATGACATAAAAACTATTTGGCAAAATGATATTGATGATTTTTTAGAACTACCTATTGAGGTTATAAATTTAAAAATAGTTTTATATAAATTACCTAAGAATAAGATGAATGTGGAATTTACATCAGGTGGTGGTGCTTATCAAGTTGAAGAGAAAAAAACAGGTAGTTCGTATTTAAAAAAACCAAGTTTATTAATTCCTAAGTACATATTGGACAATCCTGAAGTTAATAAGACTTTAGTTTCAAATATTGATTTTGAAATTTTGATAAATGAAGATTATAACGATTCTTTAGAAAAAGATTTATTATTTGACATAAGAGACACTATTTTTCACGAAATGAATCATGTATTAGAATTCTACAAAAGAGGTCTTGAAGGGACATCAATTGACCCTCGTCTTACATATTCAGGAGGTAAAAATTACAACATACCAAGAGAAATATTCCAAATTTGGAACACATTTTTAACATATTTGTATTATTCTGAATCATTCGAAATGAATGCTATGTCTCAAGAAATGTATAGTAAAAGAATGAGAATGAGTTTTGATGAACTCCAACAGACCAAATATTATAAAATAGCTAAAGAAATGGAAGTTTTTGATGCTGAAGAATTTTTCGATATGTTGGTTTCAAAAATTGAAGAAAAAAGTCCTGATAAAATAATTTATATTCTTGTGAATTTATACAAATGGTTTATGAGAGATTATTTGAGTATGTCAAAATCGGAAGGATTAGAACCAAATAAAAAAATTACATCATCAAAAGAAATATTGAGTTTGATGAAGAAATTAGAACCAAGAATTCAAAAGGCCGGTGACAAACTTTTAAGAAATTTTAGAAGATTATACTCATTAAATCCTGAAGTTTAAAATAAAAAACCCCTCTTTTGAGGGGTTTTTAATTAATCTTCATTTTTTGTTGCTTCACTTATTTGTTTTTTTGTCTGAGTGAATTTGTCTACAGAAGACAGACCCAAACATCCAAAAGCTAAAAGTGCCACAGCGTCAACCAAATATTGAGCTGGTGCCACATCCGCAGTTGTGAATTGGTTGTGATACATAGTGACACATAAAGAAAGTGCGCACATAATACCAACCAATCGTTTTGATGATGGATTTCCTTTTTCATCTTTGAATAATCCACTAATCCAAGAAATTGTTTTTTTCATTTCTAATTTGTTTTTTTTTAATTTATCGGCCTTGGCCTCTGTACTTTTTAGGTCTTTCAGTTTTAGGTCCGAAACTTTTTTTAGCTTTACCTGTTCTTTTAACACCAAATGTTACTTTTTGGGTTTTTGTGTCTTTAGATGTTTTTAGTTTTGCCATTTTATAACATTTATTTTTTAATAAATATTTACTTTTTTTACGGAATTATTATAATGTACAAATTTAGCATAAAAAAAGGGGATAGTAGCGAACTTCCCCTTTTTGAGTTATCGTAACGATAACGGTCCTAAAAGTCCTCTGTTAAGAGGATTATTTTTCTTTAATTAAATTCATACATCTTTTGAGATATTCTTTTGCTCTTGGAGTTGGGTCTTGATGAGCCAATACTTTTTCAATATCTTTAACTAACTCTTCACCATGTTCGTTTTCTTTATATAGTTCAATAACTTTATCCATGGCTTTCAAACATCCACCATTTGTTTCGTCAAAATAATTTTTATTTCTAAAAGTATTAAGGTGATTCATTAAATTGAATGATATATTTTCACCACCATCTTTAATATTCGGATGTAAACGTAAAGTTTTAAGAACATCCAAAGCGTCAACCATTCCTGAAACACCACCGTCTCTAACGTACATGTCAGAGGTGTAACTCTTATAATCTTTTGGTTTACCCACAATTTCATCTAAAGGAATAACGTTGTTGGTTAAACACCTCTGTTTAACCTCTTTAGTTTCACCACCTTCATTTTCTAAAATATATTTTCTTATGGATTTTCTTAAGTCTCTTTCATTTATTACAATTCTTTTCATAGTAATCTATTTTACTAATAAATATTTGACAATTGGTAATAATTCAAGAGTAAATTATTCTTCTTTTTCGTTTTCATTTGGTAACATAAATTGTAACCAAATATCAAAACACAGATAACAAATCCACCAAATTAAATCATTGATGGGATAATCAGATGGGAATCGTTTGGTCATATAAAGGAGGTATATAACTTTAACAAATACACCAATTCTAAGAACTATTAATAGTATTGAAATTAATCCTTTCATAATTTTACCTCAAATCTTTCTTTCATAATTTGTAATTTATCATCAGGAACACCATGAAGGTTTTTACCACCATGACGATTTTCAACGATGGTTACGAACACGGTATATCCATATTTTTCAGCTAGTTTAAAATAAGGTTTCATTTCCCATTCTTGAGTGAATGTATTAGAAACCGCAATTTCTCTATAGAATTGGTCATTTATCAAACTATCTTTCATGTAAGTTTCAACCAAGTCCTGACAATACTTGTGAGCATCCTTCAGTTTGGTAACATCGAAGTTATAATCACCCGTTTCTTTATCGATAAAATACTTATCTGCCTCACATACCAAGAAGTCATGACCGACTAATTTCTCGGCAAATGTTGATTTACCACTTCCTGGTCAAGGAAGCCCTCTAACAAGGTATAAAACCTTGTCAAAGGGCTTCGAATCTTCAAATTTTTTCATAATTAATTATGTTTATATATAATCAGGGGTTTACCTGAATTATCAAACAAATATAAATAAAAAAAATGAATGTAGAAACAAAATTAGAAAGGAAATGTCCAACTTGTGAAAGGATTATAAAGTATTCTAACAAATATAATTTAAATGCTGCACAAAATAAACGGATATAAATTCAAAGTTACAAATATTAAAAATATTAATAAAAAGGAATTATTACTATTGATTGATAATGGATTAGTTAATCTTACTAACAAATGGAAACATAAAATTAAACCGAATAATGATATTTATTAATAAAAACAAAATGGAATTAGTTAAGAACGTAAGAATTTCAGAAAACTTAAGATATCATTTAGAAAATGATATTACTTTAAATGAAAACATATTTCGAATTTATTCGGAAAAGTATTTTGATTTGATTAATGAAGTTAGAGAATTATATGATGAAGACTTAATCAGATTAAATGATGAAGATTCGTGGATAGTTGAATCAGACTTAGGTAAGAAAGTACTTTTGGAAAATGGTGCGGAAGTATGGTTAGACTCCCCAATATATGAGGAAGATTTATGGGAAATAATTAGTGAAGCCAAACACCATGGTAAAAATGTTAAATTAAATAGTCCATTTAGAACACCTGGTGGACCTAAAAAGTTTGCGGTATATGTTAAAACCCCAAAAGGAACAATTAAAAAAGTTACATTTGGTGACCCTAATTTAAGAGTTAGAAATGCTAATAAAGGGGCTGCGAAATCATTCAGAGCTCGTCATAAATGTGACCAAAAGAAAGATAGAACTAAAGCAGGTTATTGGTCGTGTAATGTTTCAAGATATAGAAAAAAATTGGGTCTAAAATCTTCAAGAAGTTGGTAAATGAAAAAACAATCGTTAATTAATTTTCTAAACAAATACTTTGAACAAGTTGGTAACCAAAATATCATCGATGAATATTCTATTGACCATGATATTAAAATAACTGTTTATGATATAACAAAAAACAATCTTGGAATGATAAAATTCTACATTGATAGTGACCCGCAAGAATTGGAACATTCGATAGAAGATGATGATTTTAATCCTGTTTCCTTCAGACAAGCAGTTTATGATGAATTAAAAACCGCTTTAGACTTTGCCGGAATTGACCTAATAGAAAACATAATGGCTTTTAATGCAATAATTACTGGACATAATTTTCCTTATGATGAGCAACAAGTATCAGAAAATACTAAAATAAGAACTTTTTTGGAGACTGTGGAGGATTCAGAATTAAAATGGCACACCGATAATGAAGATAGGCTAATAAAACCTACACATAAAACAAATTGGATGGTTCAGTTAGATAATGAATTACCACAAAAACTAAGTGAAAATCATGAAATTTTAATACCCCAAGGTGTTTATCATAGATTGATTAAGGGAGTTGGTGATTTAAAAATTAAAGTAAAATTTGTATAATGTTATCTCAAAAACATATAGATAGAATTAATAAACTAATTTCAGACAAAACTTTTAATTACAATGGAGGTTTACTTTACGATGTTGAAAACAATGGTGACGTTAATTTTAAATTTCAAATAAAAGGTTATAAAAAAATGATTTCTGTAGGGGAGTGGACTGACTATATTGTGGTGGATATTTTGATTACAGGGTTAAATAACGATATAAGTAAATTAATTTTCGGATTTGTCCAAACAAAATTAGATAATTATAATTGGAAAAAACATTTTGAAAATAATTTATATTATTTCGAAAATAGTATTAAAAATTATATTTCGAATGTCTTATCCTATTTTGAGGGTTCTCGTCCAGCAATTACAATTGGGGAAATAAAATTTAGTGATAATATTGAACCTTTGAATTTATCTAAGATTTAAATCTTTTGATAATTTTATTAATTAACTCTCTAACTAAAATACCTGAAACTGTTAATACACCAAAAGATGCTAAACGTTTAGCGATTTCAGAAATTTGTTCACCATCCAAATTAGAACTTGTTGCCATGTCATATAACATTGGTATTATTGGAATGATAAAAGTATAACTCATTATGTTTGTTACTTTATGAAGAGTTATATTTAAAGATTCTATAAAATCAAAAAACGCGTTTTTAAGTTCTTGACTTTTTTTGAATACTCTTAAAAAAACTTCAGATAAACCTTTTTCTTTAATCTTAGTTAATATTTTTTTTACATACTCTTTATTGTCAACATAGTAACTTGCAATTATTCCTGTTAATAATAAACTAATTTCAATATCAGACATTTCTGATTCTGTATTTTTAATAAAATCATTTAAAGGACCTACCATACCACCAATACTTGCTCCCCATGTTATTGCAAATTGTATGTTAATACCAATTTGTTCTGCGGATTTTTCTAATATTTCTTTTGTGAAATTATATCCACGTTCTATGATAGAGTTGAACTCTTCACTAATTGATTCTGTAATGATAAACTTTTTTTGATGTTCAGTTACTGCAATTTTCATA